TTCAGGACTGCCCGCATAGGCCCCCTCCGAACACTGTGCTATTTGCACCGTTGTCTACGCACGATATTCCGTTTGGCGAATTTTGCGCTCACATGGCAGCTCGTGGAATTGCTGAGGCCCACGTAATCACGCACCTCCCTGTGCCCCTTCTCGATTCGCGCATTTCGTCTTATACTGACGAGGTTCTGGGACTGCTCTACAAGCGTGAAGTCGATGGAATTAGCGTTACGCATCTTGGCGGGGCTTCCGCTGGGTACCGCCATTCGTTGGCTCTGTTGACTTGGTTGAGTCCATGTGTCGATCTTGAAGGCTTCCACGTTTTGTGCGAGGAAGTTTCGAAAGTTGGCAGTATGTATCATTTGCACGTTAGCGTCGTTCGCGGTCGTCAAGAAATTGCTCCTCAGGCCTGGTATTTAGCGGATGCACCACTCGTGCTTCCTTTCCTCCGACCTGGTTGGCGCCGTTCTGGCGCGTGCAAGGAGTTTACGGTGCCTGGCCGTCGCTTCAGGGCCCTCGTTTCGTTCGTCGCCGGCCTTACACCCAGTCAAGTCAGTTTCTCACTTGTTGCCGCGAAACTTCGCGGCATGCTCGGTGAGGTCCGAGTTGGAGATCAAGTTATCGAAGAGCGCTGGGACATGGGAACAGAGGAGCTCTACTCCACTGTAGGCCACGCGCTCTTAGCCCATCTCCGTCACTCCGGAGATTATGATCTCGCTATGAACGCCTTTATTAAGCGCGAAAAGGCCGAATCGCGCAAACATGCCTCCTTTTTTGATCGACTCGATCAATATGTGTCTGATATCTTTTCTTGGCAAATCAATAGGCGCTCTGATCCGCTCGCACGCACACCCCTGGAGTGCGTGATGGATTGGTTCTTCTTTCACTCTGCCGACAGCGATAGCGACTATTATCAATACACGCCTAGAGAGCATTGGCACTTTGAGCAAGTGCACCGTGTCGAGCTGCCGCAGGTTGCAATTCAGCGTTTCGTTGTCGGAGCGGCGCATATACACGCGGAGATGCTTTCAGAGGCTGCCGTGCGCATTCCTCCCACTCTGGCTGCTATAGGTGAGTATGTTGACCGTCAAGCTCGCGACGCTGTTGCGTTGCCCCCACGCCTTTTGCGACGTGCTCGAAGGCGGCAGCGCATGCAGGATCTTGAGGCGGCGATCGCTGGGCTTCAAG